GATGATAGTAGTACTATAGCTGCCATAATTATTAGGATCATTTGTATTTAAGTCTTTCATCAAGCATTTCATCTGCAATATTATAAGCTAAAAAAGCAAGATGACTATTTGTTGCTTTATCTAAATCTAATTTTTTAATTAAACCATTCATTGCTTCTAATGCAAAGTAATCTCTTAAGTTCATACCTGTATAGATTTGTTTCTTATTATCTTGACAGGGAAAAGCAGGTGAGTTTCCTTTACTCATGATACCATACCTCCATCTTCTTTAAATAAATCTAGCTCTTGTTGAGCCACATCTGTTGCAATACTAAAGACACCACGTCTAACCAACTCTTTAATAGCCAAGTCCATTAGGAATGAAGCTTCATTAGGATCTACATGGAAATCAAAGTCCAGAGAACCATCAGGGTTTTGCACACAATTGTTTATAATCATTTAACCAATCCTTTCTAAAATCTAACCAAAGGAATCCATTGTCTTCAGCCCATTTGGAATAGGTAGTCTTACTACGTTTGTTAAGTTTATTGTTAGGATTCATAAACAAGAAAATAACTGTGACTCCAGGATTTGAATCCCTGAACCACAGCATCTTTTGTCTTGTATCTAAATCTAACTTACCTTTTGCTTCTAAATAAATATTTCTACGCCCAGTTTTAAAGTCAGGAATGTAAGTCCGTTCTTTCTCAGGTTGTATGTATTTAAACTTATCTGGTTCATACTTAACTGAAGGGTATTCCTTTTTCAGTATTGCCCAGACTTGTTCCTCCAACTTGCTCTTGAACGAGGGCATTAAATCTATCCTTCCAGTCTTCATTGTCTTTACGTCTAATCCACAGGACTCGACCATTCATTATAAACTCTTCATCATTGCTATAAGCTTCTCTTACAGCATTGAATAACTCTTGTTCTGTTACACAACCTTCTAATATCTTTTCAGCTTTCTTGGGCCCTATCTTTTCAATGCCCTTGATATTATCAGATCTATCACCAGTTAAACATTGCATATAAAAGTTCTTAATAGCCTGAGCTTCATCTACTTCTTGAAACTCATCTTTAACAAAGTTATAATGCTTGCCAGGAATCATAAGTAAATCTTTATCAATAGAACAAATAATTGTGTCCTTAGTTTGATTGATTCCCATAGCATCATCAGCTTCTTGCCCATCAATAACCTCAGCATTAAAGGTAGCTATTAAATACTGCCTACAAGCTTCTAACCAAAAAGGTTTCTCTTTAGGTCTGTGAGCTTTATATTCAGGATAAACAGTATATCTAAAGTTATCTTTACCTGTTAGGAAGAGACGATACTCTTCAGCCTCAGTATTAACTAGGATAGAATCTATTAGATCCTCTGCCCTGGCAAATACAAAGTCTTGAGCATCGTCTTCTTGACACGTACAGGCAACCCTGTAAGCTACAATATCAGCATCAATTAATGCTTTCATTATACGGGAATGTCATCCTCTAAGTCATCAAAGTTAACTTCTTTAGTAGGGTTAGCTTCTGAACCAAAGACATATGCTTCAAACTGTTTAGCTGTTGCAATAACATCTGCTACAGATTTACCAGTACCTAGTAGTTCTACTGCACTAGATAAAGAAGATTGACGAACAATAAGAATTTGTCTTGCTGCACGTTCTTCTTTAGTTTCATAATTACTACCTGTTACTCGACCACCTGTTGCTGGTTTAGATTCTGGTGTAGCCACTGATCCATCTCCTCCAATACCTGTCCATTGCCAATAACCATTAGCATCTTTAGTTGTTGTTACATTTACTTGTGTACCTTTTGTTAACTCTTTAATATAATTAAAGACAGAAGGATTACTAAAAGACATTAGCTTTTTATTAGCTACTTGTCCTTGTTCATTTTTGTATGTAACTTCAATAGATTGATATGATCTACCATTTTTTGCTGCATGTGTATTTGGTGCACCTACGTCTACAATATTAATTAACATTTACTATCTCCATGTTACCCCATGTTGGCCCTACTTGACACTCGACCCGCATAGGAAGGTTAAATTCTACTCCAAACAATTTCTTAAAGTTTGCTGGAATATCCGTAAAACATTGATCAACAATCTTTACTATACTAATATTATCGCATACTTTAGAATCAAAGTCAACAATAATAGAATCATGTACAGTGTTGATTAACTTTACATTTTTCATATCTTTAAGTCTATTACTCAAAGATACTCTTGCTATAGCCATCAGGTCTGCACCTAGTCCTTGAACTGGGTAGTTAAGGATTTTGGTGCGAGGCCATTTGACTTTGCCATACTTTACTTCTGGCTCATAGTTATAAACTCTGCCAGTAGGCATTGTTATCTTTCTATCTTTCATAGCTGTTGCCACAATCTTTTTATGCCATTCACCAAGCTCTGTATACTTATTATAGAACTCGTCAATAACATTTTGCCAAAAGGATTCACTAGTACTTACATCTGTGAAATTAGTGTCGTTAGCATAACTATAAGCAGAACCACCATAGATAAGCCTAAAGACAAAGGTCTTAGCAATGAGGCGAGAAGGAAGCCCAAAACGAAGTTGATTATCGCTGTGTTGATCAGTTCCATCTCGTATCTCCTTTATAGCTGTTTGATCTTGTGAAAGATAAGCTGCACATACCCACTCAAGAGCCTTTGCATCCGCTTGTAAGAGCATCACATTCCTTTTGTTTTTCTGCTACTTTAATTTGTTCTACTGTTTGTTCAGCATTTTGATCATCAAACTCTTTATTATATTCACTCATATCTACTCCCGAATAATGTTTTAATTTCGCCATCAAAGTTTTGTAGGTTCGGTTTACTTGAACTAAGTCTACCTGTTCTAGCCACACATTGATTAAGCTGTCCGTGTAATCTTCCTTCATGCCAGTTCATCTCCTTTCTTAAATCAACCAGTCCTTTATAGTAAGTGGATAGTCTTTTCTCTAGCGTTGCCCTTGTTACCAAGACTTCTACTAGGTCTTTACCATACTTACTTCTAGTCTTTAAAGACTTTAAGGTCTGATCATCTGTTGAGAAAAAACCTTCTTTTGCTAACTCCGATCCTTTAATCGGGTTAATCAATCTAGGGAATGTTATTTCATGTTCTACCCACCTTTCTTTTTGTTGACCCATTCGAGTCCCTGTTTTAAATACACCAATAACTTCTCTACGCCTGACTTTAATAGTCCCGCCATATAGAAGAGAAGATACATGCTCCGTGCTATTAGGATTAAACTCCACAAGCTCGTGATATTCAAAAAGGATTTTGTCAATGATTTCAATTTGGTCTTCAAGTTCTTTAGCCAAACGATTGCTACTATTCTCATCAAATAAAAGTCCATTAAATTCCATCTCCTGTAATATAATTAAATCTTGGTTATGCAAACTAATAAGTCTTTGCATAGGTTTTGTAGATACCGCAAATTCTTCCATCTGTTTCTCATATACTTTTTGCGTTAACTGCAAATCTCCTATTAGATATTCTTCTAAAATATCTTTAGGAATGTTAGGTGTATCTATCTTGTTGCCCCAATACTCTGTAGCAACAACATCAAGTTTGCTACCCAGATCATAGTAAGCAGAGACACTGTTAAGACTTGGATAGGGATATTGTTGTCCTGTAAGTATAAAATGTACCAGCTGACAATCCCAAACACGCTTACCCACAAAGTTAATGCCATACTTGCGAAGCCAATGCAAATCAAACTTAATATTAAAGCCAACCAGTATCTCACTCTCATCTATTTCCTTTTGTATTTCATCTAATTTATGGCGATAAGGTTCGTCACCGTACTCAATGCTAATGGTACGGGGAGTAGAACCGAGGAGCCCTACATAACATAGTTTATTAGTCTCATCAAAGGGATTGCCTTTGTTGCTAATGGTTGTCTCTACATCTAGAGTTAAGCTGCGCAATCGCCAGTTCCTTTGTTTAATGGATAGAATTTATCTACTGCATCTAGAAGAGTTTCATTTTCTTCTACAAAGTCCAGTATATCATGGATATCTTCTGGAGTCAAATCAGGTCTTAATAACAATATAGTTTCTACGCTCAAAATAAACACTCCTCTAATTTAGTTAAGTCAATCTTAGGTTCTTTGTATAACACAGTACCACTAGCAGGATAATCAAACCATCTTATGATTGAACCATTCCAATCTAGTAGTACCCATCTAGTCCACTTAGATGTCTTCATACCTAGCAATCTCTGGTTTAATTAATACTTGTGTTGAACCATGTCTAAGATCAGGCATGGTATCTTTATCACCAATAAGTTTATTTTTACTGATGTTAAAGTATCTAGTACGGCTAGTGTTGTCTTGCTCTTTACCTATTCCCAAGATCCAGTCAGCTTCGCCTTGTTTGGCCGTCTTCGAACCATCGACCATATCCATCGTAAGAAAGAGTTTACCTTCTGCTTCACCACTTGCTTGCGACACCGCAATAACTGGAGCATACGTTTTGGCAATCTCTCTTGCCCATTGGTAAATTGCTTTAAGTTCAAGGTCATTACGTTCTCCTTTGAATCCACGAATCTTATCTATCTGGTCAAAGATAATAAGAGCAGGGTTATAATGTTTAAGGACAGCTTCAATTTTATGTTTACTACTTGAGTCTTCAAAGTCTAGAATTTTAATTCTATCTTGAGTTAACTCTTCGTATCTAGCTTGTTTGACTTCATCATTAATGAACAAGTCGTTGATGTTGAGACCAAGTGCAGCTTGGAAGACTCGTATGCCCACTTTATTTCCTTGTTCTTCATTATTAAACCATAATATATCACCGTCAGTCTGGCTGACCATGCTCGTAATCTCTGACGCAAGAAATGTAGTTTTACCCGTTTCTGGCCTAGCGAAGATAAACCCAAAGTCCCCTTTTCTAAGAGACCCAAGACTTTTATTAAGCCAGTCAACACGCCAACGTAGACCAGGTGTTTGTATTTGCGTTTCATATAGCTCCTTTAAGTTCATTCTAACTGGTGTAATTTCTGATACTTCAACTTCTTGATGTTCAAACTCGTTAAACAAGTCAAGCAATTGTTCCGTTGTTTTTTTACCTGCTTCTACATCTAAAGCCATTAGTGCTACTTGCCCTGCAAGAGAACGTCTGCGGTGTTCTTCTAACAGTCCTACAAGTAATTCCCTATTAGATACATCTTGTAAGAATACGTCTTCTAACAAAGAAGACAATTCTTTTCTTTCATTATCTTTTAATAAGTAATTACTATTATAAAATATATCTAATTCATTTATATTTATAGTAATAGTATTTATATATTTACTATAATATAAATCTATTATATTAAATAGTTTATATAATTCATTATAATTAATCTTAATATAATTAATGTTAACATACTTGTAATACTTTGTAAAGAGTTCTTTGTCTTCACAGAATAATTTTATTATTTGTTTCTCAACCATTCAGTTATTTCTCCTGTGTTATATTCTTTAGGATCTTTTGGTGTGATAATAACATCAGCATTGATTCCTTTTTGTTTTAAATTCCTAGCCATTTTAACAGCTTCTACTGCTTTATCCCTATCTAACCATATCTTTACATTTTTAAAGCGTTCTAGGATAGTTTCTGTAAGTTTTAGAGGCATAGTAGAACCTAATAGAGGTGTGGCACATACACCCCCATTAGATTTTACCACCTTAATTGAAGACAGTACGTCTTCCACACAAACTAGTGTATCACCTAACCCATAGAATAGTAAAGGTTTTTTACCTTTTGATTTATACTTTGCCCCATATCCACTGAAGTTTCTACCCTGATAATAATCAGGTGTGTTTACTAAGACTAATATTTGTTCAGTATTATTCCAACCAATTTTATAAGTTTCAGCATCGTGTTTAGTTACCCCATATTGTAAAAGCCATTGCATAGCTTCTTTAGGTATGTTATAATCAACATCCAGCTCGGATGAGGAAGAGCTCTCACCTGCTGATGAGCTCAGACGAAGACGAATGGATGCCAAGTCATTATTCTTTTTGGTATATCCACAACCAAAACAATATGACCCATCAGTATACTCTGCTAAGTTATCTTTACTGCCACAACTAGGGCAGTTAGTATGTCTTATAAATGACACAGTTCCTCCACAGATTGCCGACTACTGCCCACGGCATTCGCGGACAATCGTGTGTCGTCAATGTCCACAGAAAGCATCAGTAAGCTTTTTAGAATCATATTTATTTTCTTTGTTATAAACTTGTTTATGAGTCAAGTCTTTATACAAAGGAGTTAACTCTACATGATGAACATCTTTAAGCTTCATCGTTTGTTTTAAATCAGAAGGTAAGAATGTCCAGATATGGTGAACCCTTAGGTTCCCATTGGAATCATACTCTTCATATATCCAAGCATCAGGTGTCTTCATGTTTTTTTACAACCTCTCCAGTAGATTTGTCAAGTTCATATTCAGCTAATTTAGTTTTTTCTTTTTTACCAAAGATACGATCAAAGTTCTCATCGAATTGTTTAGAGTGTGGTTTGGATTTAATCCAGTCTCCAGTTATATCATTCTTGGAAGTCATTTGTAAATATTTCTCCTTGTAAGTCATCGAGTTCTATATCATCTTCAAAAGAATCTTCATCTCTGAGATCTTCCCTAACGATAGCTTCTACATCACGTTCTACTGGTTGAAAACAATGATTACAAAGATCAATGTATTCCCCAGTTATTGCAGATTTTCTTGTTGCTTCAAAATCATTTAGGATCTTGTTGCAAGCTAAGCATCTCATTTTATTTTACCTTCTTTCATAACAGTTTGTAATGTGTAGTTATATAGTACCCATTTTTTGTTACGTTTGTCAATACGCATTTCAAACTCTTGATTTTTCCACCAAAAAATAGTAACCATTTATACTCCTTGAAATTTAAAACTAGAGTCAGAGTTATTATGCTTACGATATAGTTGTTTTACTTTATTACAAATTGCAACATGTTTATTATTTGTAGATTGAAAATGTTCCGTAAGGCTTTGTTTAGTATGAATTAAATACTCATTAATATCTACAGGTATTTTTCTACCTTGTGATAGATTTTGTACAATAATAGTATCATCATTTAATATTTCTAAAATTTCATAATAACTAACATCATCTTCAACATAACTTTTCCAATCATTCACATAATCCCAAGTTTCATCAAGATTAAAGAATGCTACTTTATCACCTATATTAAACATAATTACAGACTCCTATAATAATTGTATATTGCTTTCGCATATTTGTCAAGCGTTGTTCCTTCTAAACCTGGTGCAGTATTAACTTCAAACACAAAAAACTTATTATCAATTAGTCGGTGCCCAATATCAACGGCACCGAAATCAAGGCCCAATAATTTAACAGCCCTACGGGCTGATAATAGTAGCTCTTCGGACGGGGCTATTTCTGCCCTTGCGTAGACCCATCCGTTGCTATGGTTTCTAATGCCATTGCCATTACCATAGCCTAATTTCTTTTTCTTTTGTTGAACATCAATTACTTTATCTTTAAAGACATGAACACGATACTCGTGCTTATGTCTAGTTGCAACAGTATATAGTGGAGCATCAACAATTTCATAATTGTTCGTGGCTATAACAATGCCACGACCACTATGTCCTGTAGTTGTAGTCCTACAATATATATCCCTACCATTAGCAAGTTCATATATTTCTTGTCTACTGATAGACCATTTAGGAAGATCATTAAATCCATTTTGAGAAAGTATATTGAATGTTGTAAGTTTATCACAAGCTAATTGAATAGCATGAGGTTTATTTAAATCCTGCTCCATCCACCTGAAATGAGGTGGAGTGGAATTGCCCCAGTTTATAATGACATCTTTACGTCTAGCATTATACGATGGCGAAACCCTTAGAATACCAAGGGTTCTAGCCAATCGCTTAGCAGATAGACTACCTATCTTATAAGGAAAAAGTTTTAAACTCATTTAGTTTTTCCTTTCAATAGATATGGTGATGCATAGTTATGATATGCAGGTACACCTACAGGATCAATAGAGTCATCTTCAAACTCATCTACAAAAGATAAAGAATGATAAGGAACATTGTAAAGAAATGAAGACTTACCGTTGTAATCATCATGCATTAGATCACATGTAAAGTCTTTGTTAACTGCAACAATTTCACATAGTTCACCAGTTTCATATACTGTAAGAGTAGCAGGGTCAGCTACATCTTCTAGTAATTCTACCATTGCACCTATTGCAATTACTTTAGGTTTAGGTATTGTTACTTTAGTTTTATATGTAGCTACTGGTTTACGCCAGTTACCATAACTGTAATCAGTATCTTTCCAAGTAGTTACAGGTGCAACATAAGGTTTGTAACTTGTATTGGAATACCAAACTTCATCATCCCACACACCCTTGTGTTCATTAAAGATATTGTGATTTCCATGACGATCAAGAAAGATAAGTTTACTATAACCAATACGAGCTTCAATAAGATCTTTTAGTGGATCTTGGAAGATAGCCAAGTTACCCCACTTGTTGACAAGCGGTTGAAGAACGTTGTTATTAAATCCAATGGTATCGCTGTGATCAGTATCACCGAAACCATTGATAATGCCATTATGGACAAAGCCAACCGCATTGTTAATTGCAAAGGGATGACAGTTTGTTTTATCAATTTTACCATGAGTCTTTATCCTAAAATGTAAGACAGCTTTTTTGTCTTGATGTTTAACATATTCTTTATAAAAATCTTTTAATGAAAAGAAACCTTTTTGAATATGTAATTGTTTATCTTCTGCATACATGAAGCCTGCCCCATCGGGGTTGGAGTCATAGCATTCTTTAAGTGTGTTGTAAGGAATAATTTTTCCTTCAGGTTTATAAATTGCAATGCACATTATTGATATCCTTTCAAATGATTACTAAGTTCTGGGAACATACGTTTGCGATTTGATAACCACGCAACAAATGCTTCGTGATGTGTTTGTTTCTTTAACGCTTCGTTAGATTGAGCAGGCATACAATAGTCTACTAAAGCTTGAACAAATTGTAAACGCATTGCAAACTCTTTGTAATTCATTGGAGTTGCAAACAGTCTGATTTCTACTGTGTTTTGATTGTTAAGATTTAATGCATTGTATCTGTCACCACCATTCTTGTAACGCCAAGGGAATGTGATGGTACGTTCATCACTCATACGAGCATATTGATTATCTATACGACCTGCAATATGATGAATGAATTGTTTGTTATCTAAACGATTAAGAAATTCAGTCATCTTGCCAAGAGTCAACTGGCTCAAGGGTTTCCGACTGACATGAACATGCATACCAACATTCTTTTCTGTTTTAAGATCAGGTGGAATGTTGTCATAGAATTTCTTGAATACATCAAGATGAATATCTAATGTTGCAGGACATGTTACAATTTCAAAACCATTACGAATTGAACCATCAGATTTCATAAGAGCATGACCATGCATTAGTTTACCTACTGCAAGTTGTGCTCGATCTCTGTTGTTAGTCTCATACTCAAGCTCACAACCAAGATAGACAGTATTAGGTCTGACCTTTGTTGCTTTAAACTTAAGCATACCTTCAACGCGTGTTGAATAGTTATGAATTTTAAAACTTGCATCTAAACATTTGTTACATACACCATCAATGGTTAGATCAGATATAGATTCGTTTCCACATTGTGTACATTCTACAATGTCTACTTCATTGCGATTCCATACTTGATTGCTGTGATAAAACTGTTCATCTGTTAACCAGATGTCATAGTTATCATGGAATCTATATCCATATTGTGTTGGATCAGTGTTTCTGTGTATCTGAACCCACTGTGTAGCACCTAGTCTTACACGTCGTTGCAAACCATCAACATAATAATCATTTGTTAATGCATCTTTGTAATAAGACCATTCAGGTATATCTTGTACTGTAAGATAGTCTTCAGTAGATACATCATCATTAAGACAACTAAGTTGCACAGCTTTACTAAGCATAAGTTGAGTAACCCAACTAGGTCTAAGTGTATTAGAACGAAGTCTTTTACGCAACGCACCAAAGAAACCTTTCTTAAGACTCTCGTCTTTGTTGTGAAAGTTAGGTGGGTTAGCTTTGTAATATAATGCATCAATGATTGTTGTTGCATTAATTCTGTAACTAGGATTTGTTGCAAGACCTGTTTCATAGGCAGCATCACGATAAAAATTATAACAAGTTAATCGTCTACTACCATTTGTTTCATCATTGGTATAGAATTGCAAGACACGCTGGTCTTTATACCAAAGAGTTGATAGTGTAAAGGTTTTATTAACATTTGCTTGCTGTTCATAGTCCCATTGTCTATCTTCCTTTGTCCAATATGTTTGACGAATGTCAGGATGTGCCCATCCAAACATATTGAAACGTTTGTTAAAATCTACAAAACTATACGGTTTCATCGACATCTCCTTTCATAGTTTCTATGAGATCCTTTGGTGGTTTTTTGTATGCACGGACAACAATGAATTCTTTTTTGTCCTTGCCCCATTTTACACGGGCACAATTATCCCAACCATTTCCCCAGAATACATCGAAAAGATTTCGAGTGATATATTTATATTGTAATATCATACATGACTCCAGTGATTACGGGCAAAATTACCCACATACCACACTCGTAGATTGCCGACTCGGCCTGTAGCCGTGCGGACAATCATACGAATGTGTTATAAGTGTATTACTTGCACAAATATAAGTATTGTGGATTGACAAGACCAATCACCATGTATATTACACAAAGTGTTATAATTGCAAACACAGATACTAAAACAAATCTATCAAACCAAGATAGAATATGTTTATGTTTAGGTACAATTATATAATCATGTTTATAATCGTTCATTTAGTTTTTCCTTTAATAAGTCTACGATTGATGAATCCATTTCAGCAAGAATAAATCCTGCACCATGGGTTGTAACAAGAGTTTCAAACTCTCTTAGTGTCCAATAGAAGTGAGCTTCTTCTTGTTCATTTTGTTGAGGCCCATCACCATTGTCGTAGTGATTATCAAAATCATCTGCATTCATTACAGTTCCTTTCTTCTTTACCTTTAGCATAGCCAACACGATAAGCAATCCATGATCCATATATTACTAGAACAAGAGATTGAATAAACAAGTAAGTTTCTATAGACATTTTGATTCCTTAAGTTTTAAATATTGTCTTGCATTTTTAAGAGATTGCAAGTTAACTCTGAATGTATTATTCACCATTTGATGCAGCCTTGTATTGTAACACTTTAATCTTATTAATCAATAGGTTACGCTTAAGGTTGCGTTCATTCTTAGGGAATGTTTTGTATATTTTCCAGAATGCATGAGCATAGATTTCTTGCAATGCATCAGTGTTATACTTTTCAAGTTTAATTTCTGTAGTCATGATGATTTCCTTTAGGATCTAATTGTTCAAGACGAACGCACAAGTCATGTGCGAGTAATTCGATTGTTGCTTTACAGATTAAATATGAGTTCATAATCATTTCCTTATTATAAAAGTTTTGCCCCATGTCTGCAAGGGTTGTTGGCTCTTGCGAATGAGACAAAAAAAAAGCCCTGAATTAACAGGGCTTAAACAATGGAGAATATATAACTTAGTTGGTGATTGCTAGTGCAATGTCACCTTCAACATTTGTATGATCAACTCTTACTTTGGGAGTTGATGGATTGTCTGTTGAATCTGTTGATGCAGAAGCATTACGCATTGAATCTAGATTATCAATTGCTTCTGTATTACCAGAGTTAGCTCTCTTTGCTACAGATGCTTTGATACGATTGCGTAGATCAGTGAGTTCATCTACGAGATCGACGACTTCTTTAGCAAAGGGAGATTTGTATCTGCGTAAGTTAGTCTCTACATCTTGTAAGAGTTGCAATGCAAGGAAGAGTCTGAGACCTGAGTTAGCAGGTTTCATAAGTTGATTGTATTGATCAAAGTTGAAACTGTTTGTTGTTGTTGTGGACTGTGCCATAATAAGCTCCTAATTAAGGTTAATAATAAATGTCTCTTTCGAGACAATTACTGTGCAATCACGGATTATTTGGTTATGTTACATAGCAGGCTGCTTGTGATCAGGACACACGAAGTGGGACTGAGCACATTGCAGATGCTTCTGTAATAGAATCAAATGATTTGTGATGCACTTTGTAATTGACGAAAGAGATATATTATTAATCCTTATGGAGAGCGTTTATGGTCAGGACACACAGCATAATAGGAAGCATTGATAATACAATAGAAGATAGCTAACGAAGGTCATTGAGTTAGATAATTAGAGTGAGCTAAGTTATTGATAGATTAGAGTGTAGATATACACAATAGAGTTACTTGAACTATGGGGATAGATTAGGAATGATTGTTAATCTATTGTATGTATATTGATTGATTATATATTACATGTAATAACATTGTGTGTTAATGTTAGGTTACATTGTTGGGTATAGGATGATGGGTAATCTAGGTGTATACCCCAGGGGGGAAATAAATTAAATTAATATTATTTTACTACCCAGTAAACTAGATTTTATAAGAAATTATCAATTAGGTCTAGTACAGGTTTAGAATATGGGCACCACTAACGTGGGCTATTGAACTATGGTCCTCGTCTTAACTAAGTTCGTATTCTTAGACTTCGGACTTACGTCCTCAGTCAACTAGGTACCCTCTATTATATTATTATAATATTATTATATTATTATATTACTATTATTATATTATATTATAAATATATAAATATAATTATAATATAATTATTATTATATAATTATAATTATTAGATTTTAACAGAACTTTAATCACTTGTCAAGAAAAATATAAAATATTACGGACAAGACCTTAATAGCTATTGACAAACAATAAAAACTGTGTTATACTATTACCATACGAGTGAAAGTTTATTTATGATTCGAGAAAACCTCCCAGAAGATACTAATCCAGACAAGCTCTCTGGCTACAAGCTAGATGACAAAGAGATTATCTTAAGCAAGAAACGTGGTCCTGGTTTTAAATTTAATAACCCTAGTTACTTTAACCTAGAACAGAAGACAGACGCTTGCGCTCTGTATTGTGTTTATGGTGATGTAGACCAAGTCAGTGAAATGACTGGTATAGATCCTAAGTTCTTACGTCAGTGGCGCGACGAACCTTGGTGGTCTGAGATCCAAAAGAAGGTGTTTGTAGAACAAAATGAAAAACTCGCCTCTAGAATTTCTGGTGTACTTGATCGTTCTCTTGATCATCTGGTCGATAGACTGGACAACGGGGACTATCTCTGGGACGTCAGGAAATCTAAATTGGTAAGAAAACCAGTAGACACTAAAGTTCTTTCTAACTTGTTCAACAATCTAATCACACGTAGGCAGTTAATACGTGGCGAGCCTACTAGCATTACAACACAGGTAGCAGTGGATGATCGTCTTAAACTACTGGCTGCTCAATTTCAAAAATTTGCACTAGCTAAAGAAATCGAAGGGGAAACTTATGGCAACACCAATGAAAAAAGCACCTATGAAAAAACCAATGAAAAAAATGCCAATGAAAAAGGGTAAATGCTAAGTCATGGCTTCAAAAGTTAATGCTGCTAATAACTATACTAAACCAAGCTTACGCAAGAAAATAGTATCTCAAGTTAAATCAGCTGCAACACACGGTACTAAGGCAGGACAATGGAGTGCTCGTAAAGCACAACTAGTAGCTAAAAAGTATAAAGCTGCTGGTGGTGGTTATAAATGAGTCATTTAGCTAAGCCACAACGTTCACTAAAAGCTTGGGGTGAACAGAAGTGGACAACTAAGTCAGGTAAAAAGTCCAGTGTAACTGGTGAAAGATACTTACCTGAAAAAGCAATTAAAGCTTTAACTCCACAAGAATATGCAGCAACAACAAAAGCTAAACGAACAGGTAAAGCTAAAGGCAAACAGTTTGTAGCTCAACCTAAAAGTATTAAAGCTAAGACTAAACCGTATCGAAAGGTATCTTAAATGGCAACTAAATCTAAAAATTGGATCGCTTCTGCGATCAAAAAGCCAGGAGCATTACGTAAGTCTCTTGGTGTTAAGAAAGGCGAGAAGATTCCTGCTAGTAAATTAGCAACTGCTGCTAAGAAACCAGGTAAAATGGGTCAACGTGCTCGTCTTGCACAGACTTTAAAAGGTTTTAAATAAAATGGCTACCAAAAAGAAGGGCGTAAGCCTCTCTATTGGTCGTGGTGAGAAGCTTCCTGTATCAAAAGGTGCTGGACTTACGGCTAAAGGCCGTGCTAAGTACAATGCTGCTACAGGATCTAACCTAAAAGCCCCACAACCAGGGGGCGGTCCACGTAAAAGATCATTCTGTGCACGTATGTCTGGTATGCCAGGACCAATGAAAGACAGTAAAGGAAGACCTACTAGGAAAGCTGCTGCACTTGCTCGTTGGAAATGCAAGTAAATGGACAAGGACTATGTAGAGTTCTATCCTTCACAGGAATACATAGACAAAAACTGGGCACCTGTTAAGGTTCCCATTAATTCTTTTACTTCTCTAGCTAAGTCACAGGCTATTGCAGAGAAAAAAGGAATACTAGCACCAGAAACTACAAAGTACTACCTACCTTCCGCTTTAACAGAGGGAAGATGGGGTGATTACGGTGTAAATGAAGTAGCAGTCAATTATGGAACTGCTATGACTAAAGAGGCTAAGAGTACTTTAGATACTGCAGAAGATTATAAACGTCAACTTATGACTTTATTCCATAATCAAAATCAAATTCCAAAAGGAGTTGATATAAGTAAGACAGTTGCTGCTATTAAAAAACAAAAACAACTGTATGAAGATTCATCTACAGATGATCAGTTATGGCAAGGTAATGAAAGACAACAAAGACTAAGATCTGTTGCAGATTCACTAGGTATTGCTCATTTAACTAGACCTACAATTATGTTAGATGCTAAGTATGACATGTATAGACCTGAAGAAGCTTCAACTATGTATGACAGAGCAGCACTTAAAACATTAGCTCTTGCTAACAAGTACCATGAGTCTGGTGGTAAAGCCTCTGGTCTTAAGCTTTGGGAAATGTATAACGGAGCAGGCCCTAAGGCCCGTGAGTATGTAAAGAAAATTAAACATACTGACGAGATGATGAGTCATCCTGCTAACAAAGATATGTACAATGCATATCTAAAACTTGTAGAAGAACATAGAAAAGCTAAATAATGCCAAGTTCACCAAATTATAAAAGAAACTACAAGGATGAATATAAAAAACATCACGCTAGTTCTCAAGATAAGACCGATAGAGCTGCACGAAATAAAGCATCAAGGGCTAAGGGTCAACCAGGTAAAGATGTAGACCATAAGGTTCCTTTACGCAAAGGTGGAAGTAAGTCTTTAAGTAATACTAGAATTAAAAGTGTATCATCTAACAGATCAGCTAATGGTCATAAACCAGGCGAGAAACAGATTAAACGTAAATGAAATTAACCCCAGAGCTTATCCATGGATTTGCTGGGGCTTGTTTAGCAAAGAGATACGACGGTTCAACCCCTACTCCGCAATGCCATCTGGAGTGGTGGGATCTCTGTTGCAGCGACAATCCTCTTGTAGCAATCGCAGCCCCGCGGGCACACGGTAAATCAACTGCGATCACTCATGCCTACTTGCTCGCTGCTCTTTTATTTAGAGATAGAAAATTTGCTTTAATTGTATCAGATACTGAAAGTCAGGCAACTAACTTCCTCAGTGATCTTAAAGATGAGATGGTTAACAATGAAGACTTGATTAACCTATTTGGTATTAAAGGTCTTGTTAAAGATTCACAGACTGACATCATTGTAGAGTTTACAGACGGTGAACAGTTTAGAGTTTTAGTACGTGGTGCAGAACAAAGGGTACGGGGACTCAAGTGGGATCAACGTCGACCTGATTTAATTATATGTGATGATCTTGAAGGCGATGAACAAGTACAATCAAAAGACAGACGTGAAAAATTCAGAAGGTGGTTTTATGCTGCACTTCTTCCTTGTCGGTCTCAGCATGGTATTGTACGTGTTGTGGGAACTGTGTTACATCTCGATTCCTTACTCAATCGTGTTATGCCTCCCGATTATGATGGCGATCATATTAAAGTTGAGCCATTAAAAACTTATTCAACACGTAAACGTGTAGAGTGGAGATCTGTAAGATACAGAGCTCACTCAGAAGATTACCAGCACATACTATGGGCTGACAGATATAATGCAGAGTTCTTTCAAACTAAGAAAGAAGATTATACTAAACAGGGTATCCCTGAAGTATATGCACAAGAGTTTTTAAACTATCCAATTGATGAGTCAACAGCTTACTTTAAACGTACTGAGTTTATTGAGATACCAAAGTTTACACTAGATGCAATCAAACACAAAGAAAAAAAACTTACTTACTACGCTGCAGTTGATTTTGCTATATCAACTAGAGAACGTAGCGATTATACTGTCATTGCTATTGGCGGTATTGATTCCGATGGTATTATGAACATAATAGACATTCGAAGAGGAAGATGGGATTCCTTAGAGATTGTCGAAGAAATGTTTGCAGTACAAAAGAAGTTTCAACCTCAATACTTTGTAACAGAAAGAGGAGCTATTGAAAAAGCTCTAGGTCCTATTCTAAGAAGAGAGCAGTTAGCTAGACAAGAATACATGAGTCTGTTTCCAATGACTCCTACAAAAGATAAACAAACTAGAGCACGATCATTTCAAGCAAGATTTAAAGCAGGTGGTGTTAAGTTTGATAAGAGTGCCACTTGGTATCCAGATTTAGAAGAAGAGATGGTTCGCTTTCCTAAAGCTAGAAATGATGACCAGGTAGATGCATTAAGTTGGTTAGGTCTTATTGTTGACCAAGTACAAGATGCTAATTCTCCTGAAGAAGAGGAAGAGTATGAATATCAAATGGCTAAGCGTGCTTCAACAAATGATGGACGTTCACAAATAACAGGATACTAAATGGAACTAGACGTAAAATTAAATATTAATAAGATTATTAATTCACCTAACATTGCTGATATGTTAGATGATAGAGACCTAATTACTATTGGGTTTCGTGTAATTAATGAGTTTAATTTAGATAAAGAATCACGTAGTCAATGGGAAAAACGTGTAGAAAATGCTATGAAGCTAGCTCTTCAAGTAGCAGAAGCTAAATCATTCCCATGGACTAATGCATCTAATATTAAATTTCCATTAGTAACTATTGCAGCATTACAGTTTCATAGCAGAGCTTATCCTGCTTTAATTCCTAGTCAAGATCTAGTTAAAGTTGATTGTGATTATTCGTCTAGTTTAGATGAAAATCAAGTCAAACAATATGAAGATAAAAATAAACGTGTAGAAAAACACATGAGTTACCAATTACTCAAACAAGATGAGAATTGGGAAAGTGAAATGGATAAGGTTCTTATTACAGTACCTATCGTAGGTTGTGCATTTAAGAAAACTTACTGGGACTTTAATGAAGATCATCCTATTTCAGAAAACGTTTTAGCTAAAGACTTTGTTGTTTCATATTGGACAAAGAATTTAAAAGATTGTAATCGTCAATCACATATTCTTTACTTATCAGCTAATGATGTTTTATCTAGACAACGTCGTGGTATTTGGTGTGAAGACTTTAAACTTAGACCTCAACAAACTATTCAAGAGGATGATCTAAGTCAAGCTCAAGACCTTGCTCAAGGAGTTAACCAGCCTCAATCAGATCCTGGTACACCTTTTGAGTTTATTGAACAACATCGTTGGGAAGATTTAGATGGTGATGGTTTTAAAGAGCCATACATCATTACAGTACATAAAGATACTCGTAAAGTAGTTCGTATTGTTGCAAACTACTTTGAAACATCTATTAAACGTAATGGCAAAGGTGAGATCATAAATATCAGACCTGAGTCATACTTTACTAAATATTCATTTATTCCATCACCAGATGGTGGTTTCTATGATATTGGATTTGGTATTCTATTAGGACCTCTTAATGAATCTATCAATACAATTATTAACCAACTTGTTGATGCTGGCACTATGGCTAACACTGCTGGCGGATTCCTCTCAAGGGGAATTAAAATTAGGGGAGGCAATTATAATTTTGCTCCTATGGAGTGGAAGCATGTTGATTCAACTGGTGAAGATTTAGCTAAAGGTATTTACCCATTACCTGTTCGTGAACCTTCACAAGTTCTTTACACATTATTAACAACACTTGTTAACTATGGTGAAAGAATTGTAGGCTCTACAGACATTATGGTAGGTGAAAATGTAGGTCAAAATACTCCTGCAGAAACATCACGTACTATGGCAGAACAAGGTATGAAAGTATTTGCAGGTATCTTTAAACGTATTTACAGATCTCTTAATGAAGAGTTACGTAAAGTATACCGTTTAAATCAACTTTACTTACCTGAAGAATTTAAATTTGGTGGTAATGCAGTTTTACAAGCAGACTATGATGGTTCATCTATTGATCTAAGACCATCTGCTGATCCACATATTGTATCTGACGTACAACGTATTATGCAAGCTGAGACATTAAAACAAACAGCTCTTACAGTACCAGGATTTAATACATATAAAGTTATGCGTAGATATCTTGAAGCACTCAAGATACCTAACATTGAAGATGTTTTACCTGATCCTCAAGGTCCTAACGCTATCCAAAGCGGTCCAGATGTTAAGGTTCAAGTTGAGCAAATTAAAGCCCAAGAACGTAAACTTTCACTTGAAACTAAGTTTAAACTTGGTGTCATGAAGTTACAACAAGAGGCTGAACTAAACAAGGCTAAGATTCTTAAGATGGAAGCTGACGCAGCCAAAGCTCTAGAAGAAGCTGGAGGTGTTAAAGCAGGTCATGACATCGCTATGCTACAAACTAAGTTAGGTGCTGCTAAAGCTCATCAAGAAGGTATCATGAAGTCTATTGAGTTAATGATGAAAGCAACCGAGGGAGCAGTAGAGTATGACAATAACGCAACAGGAATTCTTGGAATGGGTGGACAACCCAGTAACCAAGGCTCTGAAGAAAGCCCTACATAACGATAGGGAATACATGAAAGAGCAACTTATCAGAGGTTTGAGTTCTGATGAGAATGAAATAAGAGGTAGATGTAATGCAATATTAAATATCCTTAGTGTAACTTATGAGGATTTAGTAGAAGGAGCAAGAGAAGATGCAAAATACTAGTGGAATTCACCCAAAGGGTCACAGAGTTTTAATACTCCCAGATCCAGTGGAAGAAGTAACACAAAGCGGTATTATTTTGTCAGTCGGTGAAAACAGAGATAGGGAAAGACTAGCACAGCTAAAAGGTACTATTGTTGAAGTTGGCGATAGTGCATGGTTAGACCAACCAAGCCCTTGGGCAAAAGAAGGTGACCATGTAATCTTTGGTAAGTACTCAGGCTTAATCTATGATGGAGCTGACGAAAAAGAATACCGAATCATAAACGATTTAGATGTTGTAGCAATAGTCGATTAAAGGAAAATAAATGTCAGAAGAAAAACAAGTAGAGCAACAAGAAGCAAGTACGCAGCAAGAAGTTCAACAGATAGATCCACAAACTGAAAAAGAAGCCCGTTTATTTGGTTGGGTTCCTAAAGAAGAGTTTAGAGGATCAGAGTCTGATTGGGTAGATGCAGAAGTATTTGTAAAACGTGGTAAAGAAATTAATCCTATTCTTCGTAAGAACAATGAACTCTTAATGAAAAAATTGGATGAAAAAGCCAAAGAAATTGACAGCATTAAAGAATCCGTTGAAGAGTTTAAGAAGTTCCAAAAAGAATCTTTTGAACGTAAGTCAGCTGAGTATGAAGTTCAAATAGCTCAGTTAAAGACTAAAAAACGGGAAGCAATTGCAGCAGGGGATGGCGATACGGTAGTTGATATTGACGACCAAATCGATTCATTAAAAGAAGCTCAGAAAGAGGCTAAAGCGGAAGCGGCTAAAAAGCCAGAACCAACACCTAAAACTGAAGCTCAAGCAAGTGTACCTGATGATCCAGATTTACAAAGTTGGTTAGGCAGAAATCAGTGGTTTGGTCAAGATACTGAAATGACTGATATGGCTAATGGACTAGGAGCATCCGTACGTAAGCAATTCCCTCACCTTACTGGTCGTGCTTTTTTAGATAAGCTTGACGAAAAGATTGTGGAGTATTTTCCTCACAAAGCTTTAGGCAATAAAGCCAAAGGCAGCGCAGTAGATTCTACTGGTAGTGTTAGAGGAGGTGCATCATCTGGTAAAAAGTCTTATGATAACTTACCTGATGACGCAAAACAAGCATGTGATCGATTCATTAAAAATGGATGGATTAAATCTAAACAAGAATACGTAGATAGTTACGACTGGAATTAAGGAGAACAATTATGGCAAAAGCATTAACAATTGAAGAGAAAAAAGAACAGGCACTTACTAGAACAGCTACAGAACGTCCTACACGTGAACGTGTTAGAAATGTTTTTAATGGCACTCAAGCTAAGTTAACTGTTAATCATCAAATCCCTGGATATGTACTACACATCTTTAATGATGAACCTGGTCGTATCCAAACCGCAATAGATGGAGGATGGGAGTTTGTAACTCCTGACGAAGTGGGCGGTGTAAAAGATAGCGTTACATCTGGTAATACAGATTTAGGAGAAAAGGTAAGATACCTCGTCGGTACAAGTGAGAAAGGTGATGGTCTTTACGGCTACTTGTTAAAAATGAAACAAGAATGGTGGGAAGAAGATCAAAGAGAGTTACAAAAACGAAATGATCGCGTAGATGATGCAATCCGTGGTGGTGTAAACGTTAAGGACGGTACAAGTTCTGATGGTTTTTATACTCCTAAGGGTGGTATTA